ACTAGCTATTAAATTACTGGCAGTAAGAGTTGATGACAATCCATTGGCAGTAATATCACCATTTGCGATAATATTACTTGACGTTTCTATTAATCCTGTCGCAGTTATATTAGAAGTTGTTAAATTACTAGCTATTAAATTACTGGCTATTATAGTTGATGATAAACCATTTGCAATAATATTACTAGATGTTTGTATCAAACCTGGTCCTAATATTGCATTATTATTACTTAAAATACCAGTTAATGAACCACCAGATAATGTTAAAAATATATTGGATGCATTGTTTGATGTTAATAACTCTTCTGAATTAGTATAATCTATAACAACAGTATTGGAAAAAGATGATAATATATAATTTGCTAACTGAGATTCTAATAAAAATATATTTGATGCCGTATTTGATGTTAATATATTAGTTGGTAAGGTACCCGCTGTTAAAAATATATTTGATGCGGCGTTTGATGTTAATAAATTAGTTGGTATGTTAGTTCTTGTTATAAATATATTTGATGCTGCGTTTGATGTCAATAAATTAGTTGGTATGTTATTTATTCTTACAAATATATTAGAAGCGGAATTTGATGTTAATATATTTGTTGGAATATTAGATAATTTATTATAATCAACTAATGTCAAATTAGAACCTATGCCTACTAATGTTGTTGAATTCGTTAATTTTGACTGATAATCATTTAAAGCCGATGATTGAGTTAAAAATATATTAGATGCATTATTTGATGTTAATATATTTACTGTTGAAAAAGTAGATGTTCTTACAAAAAGACTTGATGCCGCATTTAATGTTAATAAATTTGTTGGAGTATTAATTAATTTATTATAATCAATTAATGTTAAATTAGAACCAATTCCAGCTAAAATTGTCGAATCTGTTAATTTTGCTTGATAATCATCTAAAAGAGATGCTTGAGTTAAAAATATATTAGATGCACTATTTGATGTTAATAAATTTGTTGGTATATTAGATAATTTACCATAATCAAGTAATGTTAAATTAGAACCTATGCCAAATAAAGTAGTAGAATTAGTTAATCTTGATTGATAATTATTTAAAATAGAAGATGTTAAAAAGATATTAGATGCACTATTTGATGTTAATAAATTTGTTGGTATATTAGATAATTTACCATAATCAAGAAATCTTAAATTAGAACCTATACCAAATAAAATGGTAGAATTAGCTAATTTTGGTTGATAATTATTTAAAATAGAAGATGTTAAAAATATATTTGATGCACTATTTGATGTTAATATATTACTTGGTACATTTGATAATTTACCATAATCAATTAATGTTAAATTAGAACCTATTCCTGATAAAATCGTTGAATTAGATAATTTTGATTGATAATTATTTGATGCAGATATTTGTGTTAAAAAGATATTTGATGCACTATTTGATGTTAATATATCACTTGGTACATTTGATAATTTACGATAATCAACTAATGTCAAATTAGAACCAACACCAAATAAAGTTGTTGTATTATTTAATTTCGATTGATAATTTATTGAGGCTGATGATTGAGTTAAAAAAATATTTGAAGCAACACCTAATGTTAATAAATTACTAGGAACATTAGGTAAATCACCATAATCGCTTGATATTTTATCAGAATTACTGGCAACTAAATTACTGCCATAAAAAATCTCAATATAACTAACTAAATTACTTACTGATATATATTGAGAAAAATCTGGTAAATTATCAATATTATTATAATTAATATTTGTTATATTTGAACCTACACCATATAAAATAGTTGAAGGATTTAAATTATCCTGTTTTGTATTTAACTGTTGGGTAAAAGAGGTTCCTGTAATTACAGCAATACTACCACTTATTCTAGTAGGTTGTAATGAAGTCATTATATCTAATTAATAATTATTTTTATATTTAATCAATATAAATATATGTGTTATAATACGAAAATATCATTGAATACATTTATATATGCTATAATATCAGCTATAATTGTATTTTTATTAAATGAAATCGATAATGGGCTTATTTTGATAACTTTATCTGTATCTATTATGCAATTATTAGAATATTTTACATGGAAATATATTGATAATAAAAGGTATAATTATTATTTAAGTATTATAGGATCTTTAATAATTTTACTGCAAGTAATACTAATAAATCATTTTAATTTATATGATAAAAATGAAAGAATAATAGCTTTTACAATAATTTTTATAGGAACCATATATATTTATTATTATATTTTTACAAATAATTTATTTTATATGGATGTTGGTAAAAACGGGCATTTAGTTTGGCATTATACAGATATTCCATGGTTTATATTATTAATTATATTTATACTTTACACATACCCGTTTTTTAGAGCAAAAAGATTTGTAGGAGGTTTTGTTGTATTAATATCTTTATTTATATCACTGTATTTTTATTATAAATATAAAACATGGGGATCGATGTGGTGTTATATGACTAATATATTATGGATTGGTTTAATAATGCGTTCATTACATTATAAATATATTAAACAATAATTGTTGGTTTCCATTCAGGATTTAAGGAAATTCTATTAATTTTATATAATTTTTCAGCAATATTACTACAATATAAATTTTTAGTAAATTTACCTTCTGGTAATTCTAAATCTTTAAATATTGTTTCGTGTTCTGATTTATGCAATGAAGTACAAACAATACCTGTTTTTTTACCAACTGCTTTTCCTGCTGTTAAAATTTTAAAAACATTTATTTTATTTTTATTTTCTTTATTTTCATAAACTGGTACAAATAATCCCCATAATAATTTTTCTTTATTCATATCAGGTATAATAATTTGTTTTCTATTACTTAATAATTGTTCTGTTTGTTTAGAATTTAATGCTTTAAAATTTCCATCATTATAAAATAATGGTTCAAAATTATCATTGAATATATTAATAAATCCAATATATTTATCAGGCGATCCATAAGATGGTATTTCTTTTCCAGCAATTAATACACCTTCTTTATATAAACAATTAGCAATAAAATTGTCAATTTCATTTAATTTTTTATTTTCAAATATTTTCTTTATAATAAAATTAAATGTTTTCATATCTAATGATGAATATAATGCAATTATTGCTTTATTAAATGGTTCTTCTTTATATTTAATAAAGTCTTTATAAAGTTTTATGTCATCTTGTTCTATAATAACTTCTTCTTTTTCTTTATCATTTTTAATTAAAGCTATTTTTAATGGAATGTCATTAACAACTTTAATAATATGAATACCATTTTCATGGGGAACTATTATATATCCATCAATTATTATATTTGGATAAATACTGCTACTGATTGCATACATTAATATATTTATATCAATAGTTTTGAAAAACGCATTAATATCTTCATAACTTACATAATATTTTTCATCTTGAATGAATTTTAATAACAATTTTCTTAATTTCATTTGAGTATTAAGAGCTAAATGTTTATAAGTATCTTGTCTAAATCCTCTTTCATCTATTTCATTATCATCAATAACACTACATTTTGGTTCATATAATTCATCATCTCCTAATTGATAATCAATTTTAACACCTTGTGATGTTTCTAATTCAATATTACCTAATTTAAACATTGATTTTGGAAAATAATTAATATCTTTAAATAAACTACAGTCAATTGAATTATTTCTTATAATAGTATCAACAATAGAAGATTGATATAATTTTCTAGATGATATTCTATAAGCATGTACGTCTGCTGTTTCTCTTTCATAATTTTCAATAGCACAATGCATAAATACAGTAACATTTCTTTTAGATAATGGTAATAATTTATGACTACAATTACGAATACCACGACCTATAATTTGATCTATGCGATTAAAATGATACCAAGCTTCTAATAAATGTATTTCTCTCACATTTTTAATATTAAGACCTTCTCCTGCAATTGGAGACATTAACACTATTTTGATTTCTTCACCATTAATATTGTTTGGGTTATTAATAATATTAATTAATTTTCCTATTGTTGTTCCACCCATTATTTTTGTATCATTATTATCACTTGTTAAAATACAATAACGAGGATTACGAATACCTTCGTATGTAGGAGTATCTTTCATAATCGTAGGGTTTTCAAGTAAATTATCTGTTCCATATCTTGAAAATCCCATATGTTCTAATGCAATGCAAGTAGGTATTATACCAGAATGAAGATATTTTGAATATATTATAATTACACCTTTTGTATTACGAATTATATTCATAATATTCAATATTTTTCCTGAATATAAACCTAAATGTTCTTCATCTGGTATTAAAGCATTCTTATATTTAGTATTATATGATACTGAATAACTTTCTTTATTGGCATCAGTACTTCTTCTAAAAAAATTATAAAATCCTTTTGATCCTAGTGCATTATCATATACAATATTCATAGGTTGAAGTCCTTTAAAATTATTTTGAATATTTTCATCAACTATTTTTTTATTTCTTAAATACTCAATTTGATTTTTACCTAATTCTGATATTATAATACCATCACTAACTTTTTTAATCCATTTTTTATCCATATTTTCAATAGGATTACCATTTTCAGTTAAAGGTATTGTTTTTTTAAGGATTTTAATATCGCTTAATTTAGGTGATAATTTAAATGCAAAATTAAATGGATTTTTACCACGTAAATAAGATATGTATGTTGAAGCAGTTTTTTCTAAAAATTCTTTTGCTTCAGGATATAATTCATTATTATCATCAAATATTTTAGAAGGTATTACATAATCAGTTCTTTTATCATTTAATAATAATAATTCAATTAAATCAAAAATATCTGTTGGTTCATTATACATAGGTGTTGCAGATAATAAAATCATCTTATTATTAATACCTTCATTTGCAACTTCTAATAATTTGTCATATACTCTTTTTTTCTCATCAGTATTTCCCTGACGAATATTATGAGCTTCGTCAACTATAATAATTTTATCTTGTGCTACTTTTCCTTTTAAGCTATAATTGTTTTCATAAAATGTAGCAAATCCTTCATATGTAAATATACGATAACGTGATTTAATTATTTTTTTAATTTTTTTATCCACTTCAACATCACTCATTGTTTCATTTATTTGACCTAATTTAACATAAAGATCGCCAGTACATTGATCTGAAATATGTTTATAATCATTATTCTCGAATATTTGTTGTTTAAATCCATATTCAAGTGCAGCAGGCATAATAACCCATATTTTAGGTTCTTCATAACTATTATGTGATATAAGGAAATTTTCAGCAATTGTAATAGCAGTACATGTTTTACCTACACCAACTGAATAATAAATAAGAATACTTTTATAAGGCATTCTATAAGATAAATAATGTCCCATTAAATATTGGAAAAAACTCTTATCAAATCCCGAACATAATTCACTTGCTTTCTTTTCAAAATCTTCAATAGAATTTATGTCATCATATTTATTAATTTTATGGACGTTTATTTCTTTTAATGCCATTAATTTATCTCTAAATTTTGAATCTGTGATATCAGGAAAATAGTTATCTTTTGCTTTATATTTAATTTCTTCTTTTTCATTATAAATAGTTTTAATAGATAATGAGTTTGAAGGTAATTTTTCAGACAATACTGAAGGTGATTTTGAAGATAATGTTTTTGGTTTAGGTTTTGGAGGAGATGCAGATTTAGGTTTTGGTTTAGTTTTAGTTTTTGATAATATTCTATTACATTCTTCTTCAATTTCTTTATATTTTGCACCATTTTCTTTTATAGTATAATTAGTTAATGGATTTCTATATTTATTTTTAGTCCATTGAATACATAATTCTTCTGTTAATTGTTTAGATTTATGAATATCTTTTTTTTCTTTAGTTTTACTTTCACTTGTTTTTAAGGAAGAAGGTGGAGTTTTAACACCTTTGCATTCATTATTTAATAATTTATAATATGGGCTTTTTACACCAATAGTATAACCCGATATTGGATTTGTTGGTTTATCAGGGTTTTCCCTTTTACTAATTTTCCATTTTTGACAATCTTCTTCTGTTGGTTGTCTTTTCAATTTAGGTGGCATTTATTCTAATTGTTAGAATGAAAAGAAAAATAAATTATTTTTTTTCGTATTCTTTAATTTTATTATTCGCATGTTTAAATAATGATATTCTTTCAGTGTTATATGTTTTAATATGTGATAAAACTTCATTATAATTATATAATTTGATAGAACGAATTTCACGTAATTGTTCTATACACATATTGTCAATTTTAATATTGACATTAGCATTTTTTAATTTAGCAATAAAATAAACATGTTTATACATAACACCATTAGTACCAAAGAATATTTCTTCAAATGGTAATATTTCATTTATTACAACAATATCATTATTTGTGATTCTAGTTTCTTCATAAAATTCTCTGACAGCACAATCAAGATCATTCTCTTTAATTTTTCTTCTTCCTTTTGGAAACCCCCATTCTTGTTCGTTAAAGATAGCTTTAATGGATAAAATATAATTTTTTAAAAAATTATTTTCGCTTAAAGAATTAAATTTATTTTTGGAATCATAAAATTCTTTATTATTTTTATTTGTTGTGTCGCTTTGAAACCATAAATAGTTCCATATCTCATCAAATGACATATTGATAATCATATCTCTTTCTCCGATAGTCATATTTGATAATAATTGTTTAATATATTCAATATTATGCAAATCATATTTACCACGTATAAATTCCATAAACGACAAACTATCTTTCCTTTGTATCATTAAAAATTTAATTTCATTATCCTCAACTTTGTAACATATAATACCAAAACTCATTATTGGGTGAGGACAGTTTTTATATATATGTCCGTTTAATCCACAATTTCTACATAAATGAGGTTTAAAATTTAATTTATCATTATTTATAATTTTCATATAAATTATTTACATTATTATAATTTAAATAATAATTTCTTAAATATTATTTACATAGACACTTGGCTATTAAATTCGTGTAAATTAAATAAACTGGTTGTAAAAGAATTATTATTTTCAAAAGCCTCTAAACCATTATCAATTTCATCTTCTTGTTTTTTATTGCCATCACCCATTATCATATTATTCATTTCAGTCATTCCAGTCGCCATGCCATAATCAGTAAATTTGGATATTGTTTTTTCAGTTGGTTTTTCATAGCATTTGCCATTTAGACAATCTTTGATAGCATCATTATAAGCAGATACATACATATCATTAGTCTTATCAGTAGCGCTATAACTTCCTATATTAGATATTTCATTGCCAGAAACTTTAAACATTTTAGAATTTTCAACTGGTACTGGTTGAGTTTTTTGTGCTAAAACAGATGCCGGAGTATGCGCATGTACTGATATAGTTGGTTCTTTATTAGGTAAATATACTTGTTGTTGGGCTGGCGCTGGTGTTGGTGCTTGTACCGAATTTTGTGCTGGTTGTGAATGAATTTCATAATTAACTTCACTATCATATTTATGTACTTCTTGAATATTCATGATTTGTTTAGCATAGTTATCAGATTCGTTTTTAGGTAATTTGTCATTTATTTCTGAGTTGTTTATATCATCGATAACACTATTATAACTGAATAATGACATAAATGATATAATTACAACAAATAGACAATAAATGATAATGAATGCTGCTAATACCCAGCCAAATATATTACACCAATAGGCATTTGGTTCAGTACCACCAGTTACTATACAAGTTAGTTCAAAGAGAGTTAATAAAACAGAAGGTAAAACAGATATAATAAGGAATAATATTATAATGAATCGATTACCGAGTGATATATCACTTGAACTGAATAAAATAGTTAGAGAAATAGCAGATATAGCAGCTAATATAGCATAAGCAGTATATTGTGTTTGTTCGGATCCAAAGAAAGAATCATAAAACCCCATTATTATTTATATTCTTATTCTATAAGAAAAGAAAGAATAAAAAAATGATTTATATAAATATTAAATTCATTAAAATATATAAATAATGGGAATACCTTATTATTTTTATTACCTAACGACGAAATATACTGATATTATTATTAATAAATTACCAGATAATATTGATATTTATGCGATAGATTTTAATGGTATTATTCATGGAGAAGCATCTCGTGAAACAAATGAAGAAAAATTAATTATAAATTTATGGAATAAAATTATTGAATATAATACGCAATATAAACCAAATAAATTATTGATTTGTATTGACGGAGTTGCACCATTTGCAAAAATTATTCAACAAAGAAAAAGAAGATATTTAACAATTCATAAAAATAAGATTGATAAAATTGAAACTAAATGGGATACAAATTCTATTTCACCTGGAACAAAATTTATGGATAATTTAAATGAATTTATTAAAAAAAATAATAAAGAATTTATATTTAGTGGTAGTGATATAAATGGTGAAGGAGAACATAAAATATTTGACTTAATTAAAGATATTGATATACAAGGTCCAATCGTTATTAATGGACTCGATGCAGATTTAATTATATTAACATTAATTTCAGGAAAAAATAATATTTATTTAATGAGAGAAAATAAAGATCAAATTACATATGTAAATATTGATAATTTAAAAAAAGCTATTATTTGCGAATTAAAACCAAAATGGATGATCGAAAATGATAATGATTTAATTGAGAGTTATTGTGTAATGTGTTCTATATTAGGGAATGACTTTATGCCACATATTTTAAATTTAAATATTAAATCAGGTGGATTAGATAAATTAATTAATATTACTGAGTTAGCAATTAAAAATAATGGTAGTCTTGTTGAAAATAATAAAATTAGACAAGAAACATTAAGCGATATCTTTAATCAAATAGCAGAAACAGAAGACGTTGATATAATTTCATTAATTAAAAAAGATATTGAAAGAAGACCAAGAGATTATACTAGCAATTCACAAGAATATGCAATTAAAAATAAAGACCCAGTTTTAAATGAAATGTATAATAACTCAAAAAAATGGCGTTATTATTATTATAAACGATTATTTGATATCAATATTAACAATGATAGTACTATGATTGCAACTGCAAGTGCTAATTATATTAAAGGAATATATTGGACTTACAATTATTATAAAAAAATGGATTTAGATTATCAATGGTATTATCCATATAATTATCCACCAACTGCAAAAGATGTAAGTAATTATTTAAAAGTAAATGTTGTAGATGAAATTAAATTAAATGGAAAATATCTAAAACCTCATCAACAATTATTACTAATATTGCCAATTGAAAGTATTGAATTGCTTGACAAATTAAGTCAAAAATATATGACAGATATTAAAAAAGGATTAAAGCATTTATATCCAAATGAATATATGATTCAAACATTGTTTAAGAATCATTTGTGGGAATGTTGTCCTATTTTACCTATTATCGACATAGATAAAATAATAAAAATAAATAATATAATATAATTAAAACTGCTGAGCTTATCTTTTTTACAAGATATATATAATCAAAATATATATGTATTAAAATCAATTAATTATTTATTAATAAATAATTAAACATTATGCCATTTTTTTGTCCTTAAAAAAAAATTTGCTGTTGGCATAATTACTTTTTTGAAATCGTTAAGAATATTTGCTGTGTGTATTTATATACAAAATACTATAACTAACCTATAAACTTTTTAAGAAATTTGCTGAATGTATTTTATACAAAATACAATACATTATACCATCTGGGGTTTCAATATAAAGAAAAAATTGCTGTTGGTATAATTAGATTGCGACCTTCATTACAAAGATACATATATATAATATTAAATCTTTATATAAATTATTTTTATTTTCATAAAAAACAATTTAAATAAATGAATTTATAGAAGAATATCGATGCTAACTTCCAGCAAATGTGATGGTGATGGAAGTTGTATAGTTCAATGTTTATGCGAATGTTATAATGAAGAACTTGATAAATATAATGAAATATGCGTATGCGGACACAGAGAGCATAATGGTTTTTGTTATTCATTATGTTGCAATCCAATTGAATGTAGAAATTATAAATATTGTAATCAAAAATTACCAAAATGGATATTAAATTGTTTTAGCGGACTATGTTCTGATTGTGCTATAAATTTAGGAGCACATAAACTAACAAATACCATTGATAATTGTCCTGTATGTTTTGAAAATAAAAGTATGATTAAATTGAAATGTAAACATTTAGTTTGCAATGATTGTTGGTATATTATTGCAAATAAGAAAAATGAAGATTATACTCAAGCATTAGCAACATGTCCTTTGTGTAGAAATATAAATGATTGGAGTTGTTCTTTTACTAGTAATATAATATATTAGTACAATTTTCAAGATTATAACCATTATTATTTTTACATAAATCTTCAAATGTGCCAACCAATCTTATTTTTGATGTAAGATCATCAAATTCATACCAAACACCTTTACAAACAAATAATGTAGTGTAATGTCCTCCTCCAAATTCTCCATGATGAATAATGATTGATTTCAAATATAAATTAGAATCATTTTCTTTCAATTTAATTTTTAATGCAGGAATAACAGGTGTTTTTATTTTTTGATAATTTCTTCCACCTAATTTTAAAACTCTATTTATATGAATAAATAAGAATTTAGAAGATAAATAAGTTATTTTTTCAATTTTTCTCAAATAAGTATCGTCTTTTTTAGATGAAGAAGAATGTGGTTTCCATAAATTATCTGTATCAAATATAGTATCTTCTACTGTTTTTGGAAATAAAGATTTTATTTCAACTTTATCAGATGAAAGTAAGTTATCAATTGAAATAATTGAAGAAAAATCTTTTAAAAAAGTTTTATCTGATAATAATGTTATATTTTTATAATTTATTGTTTTTGTTTTTTTATTACTACCATAACGTTTTACATTTATTTTTGTATTTTTTTTAAATATGAATATATTACTTAATATATTTATAACGTCTATCGGTTCTAATTGTTCTGTTTTCCATTTTAAATCATGATTAATATTATATAGTTTAGAAAAATTATGAAATAATTTGCGTAAATTTTTACATATCATTGTTTCTTTATTTTTTTCATCAAATATTGTAATATATATTTTTAATAATTCTTCTCTTATATCACTTGCTAATTTATTTAATTTAATATCTTTAAAATTTTGTAATTGTGATTTAAAAAATAAATTATAAATATTTTTATTTTTGTCATGAAATAAAGCAGTAAATAAAGAATCCATATAACAACTATTATAATCATTTTTCAATAAAAAATTATCACAATCTTTATCATAAATTTCTTGTAATTCTGCTATACTCATTTTTTGTAAATTTTTGTAATATGGATATAATTCTTTTATTTTTTCAAGCAACTCTTTTTTTTTCATATTATTTCTACTTTTTTAATAATATATAAAAATAATAATCGTAATATTATTAAATAATGGATGATTTTTTACCATCTAGTACAATAACAACAACAAATAATCCAAATTTAGATTTATTTATACAATTAGTTAGAGATTTTGATAAAAATAAATTAAAAGATTTTTTGGATAAATCTTGGGAATTTGATAAAATTAAAACTATTGCTATTATATTTAACGCGCGCGATAGAATAAGTGGCAAAAAAGAAAAAGCAATTAGCAATGATTGTCTGTTGTGGTTAAAAAATACTCATTTTGATGTATATAAAAAAAATATTAAAACTTATATTAATAAATATGGTTGTTGGAACGATTTAAATTATATTATAAAAAAAACCGATAAAAAAAATTATGAATATAGTTTATTTGCGGAACAATTAAAAGAAGATAAACAAAATCTTGAAAATGGTGAAAATGTCTCGTTATGTTCTAAATGGGTTATTAGTCCAAATGATAAAAATGTCATAAAGATTGCACGTCATTTATTTAATAATGAAAATATTCAAAAATATCAAGAAAGATATCGTAAAGAATATATATCACCATTGCGTAGTAAATTAAATTTAGTAGAAACTAAAATGTGTCATAAAGATTGGGAAGCAATTGAATATGAAAAAATTCCTGCAAAAGCCTTAAAAAAATATAAAAAAGCTTTTATGAGAAATGATGAAGAAAAATATAAAGCATTTATTGAAAATGTAAGTAATAATAAAATTAAATTGAAAATAACTGGATTATTACCTCATGAAATTATTAAAAGTTATATGGATAATCGTTTGACATATGATGAAACTATTGAAAATGAATGGAATGCATTTGTAAATTTATTTGAAAATAAAGAATTTGAAGGCATTATTCCAATTGTTGATGTATCAGGTTCTATGTTTGATTCTACTTTTAAAGTTAAACCCATTTATGTATCTCTTGCACTAGGACTATTATTATCTCATATAAATAAAGATTATTTACATAATAAAGTAATTACCTTTTCAAATAATCCACAATTTTTCAATATTACAGGAACATCATTATGCGATCGTCTTAAATCATTAATGAGATGCGATTTTGGCTTAAATACTGATTTTTTAAAAGTTGCTGATTTACTTATTGAGAATAATCTTGTTTCATATAAGAAAATTATTTGTTTTACAGATATGCAATTTGACAAATCTTCTGATGATGATATGAAAACTATTCATGAAAAATTTATTAAAAAGTTTACAGATAAAAATTTAAATGTTCCAGAACTTATTTATTGGAATTTAAATGGTACTTATAATAATATTCCAATTGACAATACTTATCAAAATACATCAATAATATCAGGGTTTTCAGAACAACTATTGAATATTATTTTAGATAATACTGATAAAATTACACCAGAAATTTTAATGGAAAATTGTTTAAAACCATATTATCCGCATATTTTGATTTAAAGATTTTTTAAAGATATATTTATAAAAATGATAGAAATTATAAATAATTCTACAAATAATCCAAGTATAAATATAAATCCAACAAATAAAGTAGAAAATGTTAATGTACCTGTTATAACAAATCAAGTAGAAAACATTAAAATAAATGATGATTGGTGGTATCCATCTAAGAATGGTAAGAAAAGAATACTTTGGGCTGGTACACATATCCATCAAAGCAATGGATATAGTCGAGTTATGTATTATATAACTAAATATTTAGGTAATTATGATGATATAGAATTAACTGTTTATGGATTTCAAAATTTTAATCAAAATCAAAATCAAACATTTTTAAGAAGTGATGTTAATCCTAGTGTTATTATTCACGATGCTTACGCCCATGAAGATCCAAAAAGAAATGGATTTGGAGAAAAAGAAATTGGTGATTATATAAAAAAACATCCTCAAGATATAATTATTATTTTTAATGATGCTATAATTACAACATCATTAACTGCAACATTAGTTAATGAATGTTGGAATAATAAACATCATTTTAAATTGATATCATATATGGATCAAGTATATACTTATCAAAGAAAAGAATATATTGGACTATTAAATACATTTTATGATGCTATTATTGCATTCACACCATATTGGAAAGAAATAGCTTATAAACTAGGTATTAAACCAGAAATGCCAATTCACGTATTTCCTCATGGTTTCGATCATAATTTATATTATCCGATAGATCAAACAGTTGCTAGATTATATTATAATTATGATGAAAATGATTTTATGGTTTTAAATTTAAATAGAAATCAACCTAGAAAAAGATGGGACACAACTATAATTGCATGGGCTGAATTTGTAGAAAGACATTATCTAGTTAATGTTAAAAAAACTCTTACAAAAGTTGATTGTAAAATTAATAAATATACATCTAGACCAATTAAATTGGTTGTTGGTACAATGATGGATGGATATTGGGATTTACTAGATGTATTAGAGAATGAAACAAAATTAAGAGGAATACCAGCAGAATATGCAAAAGCAACTATAATACCAGTAGCTTTACCACAACAATTATCAGATCGTGATATTAATATTTTGTATAATGCATGTGATATTGGTGTAAATTCAGCTGACGGAGAAGGATTTGGTTTATGTGGATTTGAAGGATTGGCAGTAGGAAAAGCACAAGTTTCTTCTTATGTTGGTGGAATGCGTGAATTTTTAAATGAAAATATATCAACAATTATTAAACCAAAAGTAAATATATATTTAGATTGCAAAAATAATAATATTGGAGGTGTTGCTGAATTGTGCGATCCTCATGATTTTGCAGAAGCATTTTGGAAATATTATAGTAATCCAGAATTAATGAATAAACATGGATATAAAGGACGTCAGCATATTTTAACTAATTATCGATGGGAAACAATGGTTAAATATTTATATAATAAAATTATACCAACCTTTTAATTTATTTTTTTATATTTATTTAGAGAATTGATATATATTAATTATCAAAACAATGATAGTAATATATATAATTAATATAATAAATTGTTTAATTTGTTTTTCAATATCTATTATTTTTTATAATAAAGTAAAAAATAAAATTAATAACAACAATAATGTTATAGATTATCTTAAAAATGAATTAGTAAAAAGTAATAACAATTTTATAGAGTTAACAAATGAAAGATATAAAAATACTTTTTTATATAATAAACTAAAATGCCAATCAAAAAAATTAGACGATGAAATTGAAAAGAATAATAAATACTATAACATTATTACAAATTTTAAACGTGATATAAAAAAGCAAAGTTTATTTAAAAATAAATCAGAAATTTTAAAAGAAAGATCTAAAAAACAAGTAAGAAGAAAGTATTATAGCTGCAATGATTTAAATATTATAAAATATATATTATGATATATATAATTATTATACTTATAATTATTATAATATTAATTCATAAAATTACAATTATAAATGATGAAATTGAAGCAAAAAATAATATAATTGAATTTTTAAAAAAAGATGCAATACAAAATATTAAAAATAATTTAGAATTATCAGATCAAAAATATATTATTAATGATTTAAATAATAAATTAAAAAAAGAAATAGAAATTAAAAAGAAATTAAAAAATTTTTTTAAGATAAAGAAAATAACAAAAACAAATTCTGAAATATTTGAAATTAAAATTAAAAAGAAATTAAAAAGAAGTTATAGTTGCAATGATTTATAATTATTATATAATATTATAATATATATAATAAATGACTATTACAGATCAACAGCGTGAATTATTAATACAATATAAAGAAAAAGCTTTTATTAGTTCAATATTAGCAGAAGAATCAAACAATTATTTTAGTTTTGTTAAGAATATGATAAATATTCCATTAATTATTACAAATTCTGCAATGGTTATAATCAATGCTATTATTGTAGACCAAGAAATGTTGAAAATACTAAATATAATACTTAATTCATCAACCGGTCTTATTTTATCGTTAATATCTAATTTTAAAATATATGAAAATATACAATTATTTCATCAAGTTAAAGGTAAATTTAATAAATTATCTCATATAATTGATAACAAATTAACAAATGATAGTGATAATATATCTACTGAATTTATAACTAATGTAATTGAAGATTACGACCAAATATATGATGGAATGGAATATACATTTCCAGGATCTATTAAAAAAAGAATTAAAAAACAATATGAAGGAAAGATGACACTACCTGTTGCATTAAGTATCGATATCGTAGAAATATGTGAAAAACCAGGTATATGTTGTGCTAAAACAGCTGTTCCAAATACAGCGCCAAATACTCCAGTAATTTCAAGTACAAATACTAATAATGTATGATATATGTAGATATTATTTTTAAAATATATTATAAAATAATAATATAAGTTAAAAATGACTAATTTTACAGATACAATGGATTATAAAGTTATTTTAATTGATAGTTCAAATGCAACTTTTTTAAATACACCTGCTAATTATAGTTTTTATGTAAATTTAACAGAACCTTTAAGAGATGTTTATAAAATTAAAATAATATATTCTGCTTTATCTATTCCCGCTACAACTTTACATGATAGTGCTGTAATAACTAATTTAGATAATGTTTTTATTGATTTAAATAATTATAATCGTATAACAAGTGTTTTAAAAAAATCTAATAATATTTTAACTAATATTAGTTATTTTGATTCTATTATAATTGATACTGCAGACAAAAAAACAACTGGTTTGATTACGATTTATAATGATTTTAATTCAAGTGAAAATGAATATTATGTAAACCCGATTGTATCACAATTAAATAGATTAGATATTAATCTTTATGATAAAAATAATAATATATTAACATCATCTATTATTTCAAGATTTGTTATGAAAATTTGTGTATATTATAATAATTGTAAAACTAGTAGATCTTAACTATAATATCGTTTTCTATTTTTATTACCAGAAGTGTTTATTTTTATAGTTCTTATTTCACTATTATAATTGCTTTCATTATCATCACTGCTACTATCAGAACTTGATTTATATAAAGTATTTTTTTCTTCATCTTCACTTGAAGAATTTGCTTTAAAAATTTGTTTCTTTTTAATTGGAGCATTTAAAATATTCTTTTTTATTTTAATTTTACTATTAATTGGTGTTTTTGGTATATCTGGTTCACTTTCACTCGCATATATACTAATATCATCGTTTAATAAACCTTTATTTTCAGGAACAATTTTAGCATTTATTTCTTCATCACTACTATCATTAGCTTTTTTTACAGTTTTTTTAATTTCTTTTTTAACACTCACTTCTGGTTCTTTATTACTACTATCATTAGCTTTTTTTACAGTTTTTTGAATTTGTTTTTTAACACTTACTTCTTGTTCTTCATCACTACTATCATTATCTTTTTTTACAGTTTTTTGAATTTCTTTTTTAACATTAACTTCTTGTTCTTCATCACTACTATCATTATCTTTTTTTACAGTTTTTTGAATTTCTTTTTTAACACTTACTTCTGGCTCTTCGTCACTTATAATTACTTCTTGTTTTTTATCACTTACTTTTTTATCATCCTTGCTTTCTTCATCTTCACTTTCTTCTTCATCACTTTCTTCATCTTCGCTTTCTTCTTCATCACTTTCTTCTTCACTTGCTTCTTCGCTTTCTTTTTCGCTAGCTTCTTCGCTTTCTTTTTCACTGGCTTCTTCGCTAGCTTCTTCTTCGCTAGAAAAAACTTCTTTTTTTATATTTTCATTACTATTTTTTTGATTATCTTCATTATATTTTAATGCTTTTTTTTGTGGAATTGGTGATTTTTCTTCACTATTATCAGATTGATATTCTTCATCTAAAATAATTTTATTAACAGGTTTATCGTCAATGTCGAAATCATCAAATATTTTTTCTGGTATACTTGAAATACTTGTTTTTCTATCTGAATCTAAATTTTGCGAAAATAAATTATTATCAAATACCAAATCAAATGGTGTGGAATCACGAATAGTACTTTTAATAATTTTTTTAATATTTTTTTCAATAATATTTAAATGATATTGTTTTTCAGAAGGTTTTAAATTTTTATGAGCGAATAAATAAGAATTTTTCCAACAAAAAATACTTGCATTTACTATGCATTTATAAACAAAATCTTCAATATCTATAAATTTTATACTGTTAATATTAATATTTTTTTTTTCAGTTTTTAATTGAATATCTAAAATAATAATTTGATTTAAAATTTGTGATAAATTCTTAATTTTACATAATTTTAATATTGATAAATAAAATTCGTTTATATTATAACTATTCCAATTTCTTATATTCGCCAATTTAGTTTGAAATTCTTTTATATTATTAGAACTTTTAAACAAATTATAAATTGAATTACATATAGGTGCTGTAATATTATCTAAAATAATATTCGTATATTCTTTTTTTGAATCTAGCAAATATTGCATTTACTTTATTTTTATATTATTTTCTTAAATCTAAAATAATATTAGTTTAAATATGCCTTTAAAACTCTTGCTGAAGGATCTATATATTCATCTGTTTTCTTGAAATTTGGTTGCCAATAATGAGGTAAAATAGATATTCTATCTTCTCCAAAAAATTCTATAAATTTATTTTTATAATAGTAAGCTTCATTTGAAGGACAGCCTTTTAAATCTTTAATTTCATTTTCAATATTCATTTTATTATTAATAATAGAATACCATGATTTATCTTTACTTGAAATACCATCGCTAAATGCTTCTTTTTTTCGGTATAAACAATCGATTGGTAAGTGTACGTTATCATTAAATACTTGTCTTAATAAAAATTTTTCACAATTTGAATAAGTAGGCATTCTCATTTTAGGTGGTATAGACCAAACAGTCTTAACAAAATTAATATCTAAAAATGGAACTCGTGCTTCTAATCCAAAATATGCTAAACATCTATCAAGTCTTCTTCCATCATACATATGAATTTCTTTTGTATAATTTAAACATGATTTATGGAAACTTTCAGCATCAGGAGCATAAAAATTGAAAATATAACCACCTAATACTTCATCTGAACCATCTCCATTAATAATAACTTTAATATTTGTAAATTCTTTAATATATTTACTTAATAAAAATTGCCCGCATGAAGCTCTTATAGTAGTTATATCATAAGTACCAGTTGCATATATAACTTCATCTATTACACTCAAAGCATCATTTTCGGTAATTATAACTTCTTTATGTTGTGAATTAATAAAATTAGCTACTTTTTTAGCATAAGGCAAATCAGTAGAATCCTTAAATCCGATAGAAAATGTTTTAATTTTTGTTGGATATAATAATTTAGATGCAATAGAGCAAATAAGACTTGAATCTAACCCTCCTGATAAATAAAAACCAATATCATCAGGATTATCAGCCATCAATCTTATTTTAACGGCTTCAATAAGAGTATCTTTAATATGTGATAAATCATACATTGGATTCGTTTTAGTATCATATATTCCATTTGTTATATCATAATATTCTTCAATTTCATTAATATAATCATAATAATATATATTACCACATGGAAATTCTTTTACACCTGTAAAAGAAGGAGGAATTCCTTTTAATTCAGAACTAAATATAAAATCGTTATTATTTTTAGCATAATATAGTGGTCTAACACCAAAAATATCTCTTGAACTAATAAATTTAGAAAGCTTATTTTTTTCATCAAATTGAAAAATAATAAAAGCAAATTCTCCAATAATTTCTTTCGTAATCACATCAATAAAATCATTAAATGTTAACTTTTTATATAATTCTAATATACATTGACAATCATTGTTACAATTTTCAATTTTATATTTACTGTTTAAATCGAGATAATTATAAATTTCACCATTACAAACAAAAATTAAATTTTTATCTAAAAATGGCTGCATACCTTTAAAACTTTTTTCAACAATAGCTAATCTATGAAAACCAATAGCTAGTTCTGGTAATTTCATATAATTAGAAGCATCAGGACCTCTATGTGATATTTTTTTGAAATATTCATAATAGTCTTTATTTATTGATGAAATATGAGCCCAAATGCCACACATATTTATAATAATTAATCTTCATAAGTTTATATATTTTTTTATTTTTTATTCTAAAAAAAAATATTATTACAAATTATGAATAAATTTATTTGTGAAAAATGTAATAAAATTTTTAATAAAAAATCTCATTTTCGATTACATGTTAATAAAGCAAATGGTTGTATTATAGATGATGAAACAGATGATAATTATGATATTATTTATAATGATAAAAATGTTAAAAATATTATTTTAAATCAACCGCAAATGATAATACCACCATTATTAAAAAATACAACTGAAAATATAGAAATTTCTAATAAAATATTATTAGAACATCCAATAGAAATAAATAATTATCATGGTATTAATATAAATAACGAATATTTATTATTAAATTTGCTTTCATATATTAAAATTGATATTATAACAATACATGGAAATATAAATATATATAATTTCATTAATAGTCCAATCATAAATATTTATATAAATATTCAAAAAAATTATAAACAACTATTTACATTTTATCAAGGAATTATTAAAGAAAGTAATGAAAATCCAGAAGAAAAATATTATAATTGGTTATATAATGAATATTGCGAATTGCCTGATAAATCATCATTAGAAGCATCATCCATGTATTTGTTTTTACATAAAAACACTAATTTTAATTTAAAAGATTTAGAAAATATATATGAATTAATAAAAAATATTAAATTTATAAACGTGGAATTAAATAAAATTTTACCTCATGATTTTATATATGAAAATGAAAATATGACAAATATTAATAATTATATAGATAATAAATTTATTATTACTTGCGACGATAATAAAGAAAATAAAAAGAAATTTAATAATTATAAAATATTGAGTATTATACCTAAAAAAATAATTATGATAAAAAAATAATTTACTTGATTTCATTAATAAACACTGTTATAGTTTCATAATCTTTTTTATTTTTTAAATTACATATATTTATAATACAATCAGATGTGCTGAATCCACCACTTCCATATATCATAACACCATTAATATTATTTTTATTCATATGTATTTCATATTTATTTGGTAATTTAATTATTTGAATAATATGCATTTTATTTATTATTCTTGATGTTAAGTTAATAAAATTCTTCATATATTATAAATAGTATTAAATAATTAAATCATTTTTTAACTTTAATAAAAAATGATTTAGTTTATTAAAATAAATAGTAATGACTACTAGTAAAAATGAATTTAATTTCAATATTCTAGACAATTATCTTATTAATAAAGATTATGAATTAAATAGTGAAAATATACAACAAAATATATCTATATTTAATAATTTTTTGAAATATAAAATTCCTAAAAATATCTTGGGATTTAAAGAAATAGAATTAAACAGAAATGAAAAAACGCGTGTGAATGTAATAAATTATGTTTTAATAAAAAAACATCATAATCTTGAAGATGGAACATTTATTATTATTACACCTGAAATTGCTAAAAAATATAATTTAACATATTCATTTGATATTTTTATTGATATGAATATTTATGACAAAAATAAGAAAGTTATAAATACAGTTAAAAATATTTGGTTAGGAAGTATTCCAATTATGATTGGTTCATTTGAATGTAAATTAACAACAATGATAGATAAAGAAGATAAGGGTGGTTATTTTATAATAAACGGTGTAGATAAAATATTGAATAAAAATAATGAGTTATAAAAACGCATTATTTTTTTGTTTATTAATATATTTTTATATATAAAAAAAAATGAATATTTTTATATAATCGATATAAATTATTAATAATATGGAACTACCAGAATCATTTTGTTGGAATATTTTAGATAAATATTTTATTGATAATAAATCAGTTGATTCTATTAGTCCATTAATTAAACATCAAATTGATAGTTATAATAAATTCATTAATACTACATTACCTCAAATTATTACTGGATTTAATCCAATCAAAATTTCAACAAAACAATACGAACAAGATAATAAAATTCAAAAGATTAATATTAATGTTTTAAATCCATCATTGACAAAGCCAATTTATCAATTGCCAGATGGAACACAAACTATTATGACACCATATATTGCTAGAATGAATAATTTAACTTATTCTAGTTCATTATATGTGAACGTCCATGTAGTTATTGAATATCTTAATGAAGATAATGTAACTGTAAAGATTGACAAATATGTAAATAACGTTTATATTGGTAAAATTCCTATTATGGTTCGATCAACAGCTTGTATTTTACATCAAGTACCTGCTATTGGCGACAGTAATAATAATGAATGTAGATATGATTATGGTGGATACTTTATTGTAAATGGTAATGAAAAAGTTCTGATTATGCAAGATAGAATTAATGAAAATGATACATTAGTATTTGCACCAAACAATAATAGTGATGGTTTATATGCTGAAATTCGTTCTATGAGTGATAGTATTTATTTACCACCTAAAACAACTAGCTTGAATATGAGTGGAAAATTAAATCACATGGGACGTAGTATTCGTTTAAATACTTCATTTATTCGAAGTGAAATTCCAGTTTTTATTATGTTTAGAGCACTTGGAATTTTATCTGATAGAGAAATTATTCAACATATTGTATATGATTTAGATAATAAAGATAATCAACGCATTATCGGTCAATTAATGGCTTGTTGCGAAGATGCTTCTGATATTCATACTCAAGAACAAGCAGAAGAAGTACTTATTAAAATTATGACAGGTGTAAATAAAACTACTACCAATGCTATCAAAATTTTAAGAGATAATATTACAAATGATTTCTTACCTCATGTAGGTAAAAATTATAGACGCAAAGCATTATATTTAGGTTATATGATTCGTAAAATGATTCGTATCTATCTTGGTTATGATAATTATGATAATCGTGATTCTTATATGAATAAGAGAATTGATAGTCCAGGAATATTATTGAGTAATCTATTCAGACAATGTTATGGAAAAATGAGTAAAGAAATTAAAGGATTAATTGAACGTGAACTAAATTTATGGAGAGCAAATTATAATAATACAACAACAGACATTATTAATGACAATAATATTCATCGTTATTTTAAACAATCACTTTTAGATTCATGGCTAAAATATTCATTATCAACTGGAAATTGGGGAATTAAAAGTATTGGCAGTTTTCAAAATATTCGCCAAGGTGTATCACAAGTATTAAATCGTATGTCATACGCAAGCACTTTATCACATTTAAGAAGAATTAGTACTGCAATTGAAAAGAATGGTAAATTAGTTCAACCTCGTAAATTAGATAATACACAATTTAATATGATTTGCCCTGCTGAAACACCAGAAGGTGGTTCTGTTGGATTAGTTAAAAATATTGCTCTAAGCACAATTATTTCGATTGCTATGAGTAGTACTTATATTAGACAACTATTAGTTGAATCAGGAACTGTTATTTATGATGACAGTTATTCATATATTACTGAAAATAATGATAAATGGCATATTGAAACCGAAACAATGAAACAAGCACGTGAAAAAATTACTAATTATTTCAAAGAATTAGGAAATGCAAATAATATTTACGTTCAAATTAATGGCGATATTATTGGATATCATAACAATCCAGTTGAATTGTATAAGAAACTTAAACATTACAAAAGATGTGGAATTATTTATCCAATGACATCAATTTACTGGAATATTTTAAGAAAATGTATCTGTATTAGTACTGAATCAGGTCGAATGTATAGACCACTATTAATCGTTGATTATAATGAAAAAACACATAAATGTGAATTGAGAATTAATCGTATTTTAAGAGAAAAGAAAATTAGCTGGTATGAGTTTATTAAAGATAAAACATTTGACAATTTCATCTGTCCTAATAATTCAAGTGATGAAGAAGGATTTGTTGAATATTTAGATACTAATGAATTAAATCATTCATTGATTGCTATTAATTATATGGAATTAACAAAAGGTATTAAAGGTAATGCTATGCCACCTCGTTATACAAATTGTGAAATTCATGCAAGTTTAATGAATGGTATTTTAGGTGTAAATATTCCATTTAGCGATCATAATCAATCTCCTCGTAATTGCTATCAATGTTTAAATGAAAATGAAAAAGTAATGTTAAGCAATGGAAGTTATAAATTAATTAAAGATATTAAAATTGGAGATAATGTTGTGTGTTTCAATCCACATACAAAAGAATTAAGCAAATCATTAGTTGTATACCATTATAATCGTATTACAAATAAAGTTGTATATTCAATTGATACAATTACTGGAAGAAATATTATTGCTACACTAGATCACAAGTTTATGACTAATGATGGATGGGTTGAAGTTGACAAATTTAATAGTTCAACTAAATTGGGGATTAACATTGGACCTGATTATGTAAATAATGATGTAATTGAACGCATTCAAATTAATGATAAATTATTTAACGATGATTATGATATGCCAGTTATCAGTCGTTTAGCAGGATATTATATGAATAATAAAATGATGTTTAATAATGATGATGATAAAAACGATTATGATATTGATATTAAAACAATTGGATTTGATGATGGTATTTATAGTGTAAATTTCATAATCTTTATTGAAAATATTATTAAAAACATTGATAAATGGTTATTAAAATCAAGTGAATTAGTTAAAAGAGAATTTCTAGCAGGTTATATTAGTACTAAATTTAATATTGATAAATATACTACTGATAATATTTATGTAAATCAAATTATTAAAGAATTTGAATTACCAGAAGATATAAGTTTCAATATTATTCGTTTCTATAATAAAATCGGACTTCGTTATAATTACGAAAAATTAAAGAAAATTGCATTGACTTATGAATATGTAAATTATTCTGATTATTATTATAAAAATGATTTGAAAAAATATTATACTCTTGAAGAATTTAAAAATACAATTACATTTGAAGGTAATTTAATGTTCGTACCATTTGCGTGTAAAATTAGAGTTGAAAATCACAGAATTTCAGATTTAACAATTGAAAGTGAATATCATAGTTTCATTGGTGGAAATGGATTTGCCGTCAGTAATTGTGCTATGGGTAAACAAGCACTTGGAATTTTCGCAAGTAATTTTACAAATAGAATTGATACAATGGGGCATATTATTAATTATCCACAAAAACCAATTGTTTCAACTAAATTATCAAAATATACAAATAGTAATGAATTACCATCAGGTGTAAATGCAATTGTAGCAATCATGACACATTCTGGATTTAATCAAGAAGATAGTGTAATGATTAATAAATCAGCATTAGACAGAGGATTATTTACAAGTACTTATTATAAAGCATTTAGAGATCAATGTGCTAAAAATCATAGTTCAGGTGAAGAAGAAATATTCACAAATCCTACAAATCTAACAAAAATTAAAGAATCATTTTCATATACTAAATTAGACGCATCTGGTTTCGTACCAAAAAATACTTATATTGACGGAAATGATATATTAGTTGGAAAAGTTATGCCTCGCAAAATTGATGGTAAAAATACATATCAAGATAATTCAACAGTTATGAAAGCAAATGATGATGGTTATGTAGATTATAACTATGTTGGAACAAATAGTGAAGGTTATAAATTCTGTAAAATTAGAATTAGAAAAAATAGAAAACCAGAAGTAGGTGATAAAGTTGCATCTAGATCAGCTCAAAAAGGAAGCATTGGAATGATATACGATCATCAAGATATGCCATTTACAAAAGATGGTATCGTACCAGATATTATTATTAATCCTCATGCTATTCCATCTAGAATGACAATGGCTCAATTGATGGAATGTATTATGGGTAAAGTAAGTTGTTATTTAGGTGCAGAAGGAGATGCAACACCATTTAATAATTGTACTGTTGAGAATATTGCAGCTGTTTTAGAACAAACAGGATTAGAAAAGCATGGTAATGAAATTATGTATAATGGTAGAACAGGAGAACAAATTAAAACAGAGATATTCATTGGTCCAACTTATTATCAAAGATTGAAACATATGGTTGCAGATAAAATTCATTGTCTAACAGAAGATCATGAAGTATTGACAGTTGATGGATGGAAAAAAATTAATGAAATTACAATTGAAGATAAAGTTGCTACACTTACAAATAATGTTCTAAATTATGAAAATCCAATTCGTACTTACAAATATCCCGATTATAATGGTTATATGTATAAAATTAGTAATAATAATGTTGAATTAGACGTAACAATTAATCATCGAATGTATATTCAAGAATTTGATGGTATTACATGGTCTCCATATAAATTAGAAAAAGCAGAAGATATTATTAATAAAACAATTGCTTATAAGAAAAATGCAAGATGGATTAAATCAGATTATGAAATCGTCATTAATAATCAGAAAATTGATATGAAATTATGGTTGAAACTATTTGGAATCTTAATTTCATATTCAAAATGCGAAATGGGTACAATCAATATTGATAAAAATCAGAAAGATTTAGTTCTATATTATTTAACATCAAAATTAAATATTGATTACAATAACTATACTATTATTGAACCATATTTATACAATTATTTCAATGAAATTAATGGATATCTACCAGATTGGGTATGGGAATTAAGTACTAAACAAGCCAGAACATTAATTAATTATATGAATAATAATAAGAATATTTACAATACAGATGATGAAAAGAAAGCAGATGATTTTATGAGACTAACAATTCATGCTGGATGGAATGGAAATAAATCATATTATAATAATGGATGGAGAATTGTTATTATTAAACAGTCAAATATTATAACAAAAGGTGGCAATTGTGAAATTTATAGTTATCATGGTACAGTATATTGTCTACAAGTACCAAGTGAAGTATTTATGGTTAGAAAAAATGGCAAAGCAATTTGGACTGGTAATTCAAGAGGTAGCAATGGTCCGATTGTAATGTTGACAAGACAATGTTCCGAGGGAAGAGCAAGAGGTGGTGGATTGCGTCTTGGTGAGATGGAAAGAGATTGTTTCATAGGACATGGTACAGCATCATTCTTAAAAGAGAAAATGTTAGATTGTGCTGATAATTATAGAGTATTTATCTGCAAAGAATGTGGTATGATTGCAAACGTAAATCCTGATAAAAATATTTATAAATGTAATCATTGTAAAAATGCAACTAATATAGTTCAAATCAGAATTCCATATGCGTTTAAATTATTAACACAAGAATTGTATACAATGAACGTTATTATGAGATATATATGTAATAATTAAATAAAATATTTATGAAAAATAAGGATGCCTAAGAAATATAAAGATTTTTTGTTTTATGAAGATAAAAAGCAAAAGAAAAAAGATGATGAAAGAAGACGTAAAGAAGCTGAAAAACAAAAGAAAAAAGAAGAAGAACGAAGACGTAAAGAAGCTGAAAAACAAAAAAAGAAAGAAGAAGAACGAAGACGTAAAGAAGCTGAAAAACAAAAAAAGAAAGAAGAAGAACGAAGAAAAAAAGAAGCTGAAAAACAAAAAAAGAAAGAAGAAGAACGAAGAAAGAAAGAAGTAGAGAAACAAAAAAAGAAAGAAGATGAACGAAGAAAGAAAGAAGCTGAAAAACAAAAGAAAAAAGAAGCTAAAAAACAAAAAGAAGAAAATAAAGATGATAATACACCTAAAATTAAAAAAGTACATAAAAAAATAGAAGAACTTGAAAAAAAAAATAAAATTAAATTAGAAATACAAGATATAATAAATAGTTTAAATGATAAACTTGCAATGAATACAAAGGAGATAGAAGAAAATAAAATAGAAATAAAGAAATTAAGAGAACTTAATAAGCTTCTTTAATTAATTCTTACATCTTGATATTCTTTATATATAAATTTAGGCATTATACTACCAACTTGAGTTTCTTCAAAAGCCTTATTAAAATCAGTTCCTTGAAATAATAGTTTAGATTCTGTAAAAATGGGCTGGGTTAATTGAGGTTGTCCTAAACTAGTACAAATAGGAGGTCTATTATTAATATCTTTTGTATTACTTGATTTATAATTAATAGGATCATAAATTCTATAATAAATCTCAGTATCATTTGGTAAATTACTTATTTTTTCTTTAGTTTTATCATTAATTTCTAATTTTTCTTTTATTTCAACATCAGAATAATTTTCTATTATATCTAAATAATATTTTATTTTATCTTTATTATCTAAATTATCTGAATCAGATATTGCAGATTTTAATAAAACTTTATAAACATTTGGAAAAGTATTTTTAATAAATTCATTTATATCAATATTATTATCTAAAATACTTCTTACTTTTACTATATCGTCTTTAACACTTTCTAAATCTTTTGCTGTATTATTTTCTATATTGTTTATATTATTTATTTTTCCTTGTGCTATCATTTTAAGTTCTACAATATTAAAATGTTTATTAAAAAGATTTAATAAAATCTGTTTACTTAATACATATGTTGATAAAATTTCTGTTTCAAAATTCATATAATTAATATTTTCAAGCATTGATATAAATAAATAGTCATTTAATTGTAAATGTATAAAACAGTCTTTTAAAGGTTCAATTATATCATCAGGTGGATTAATATTATGAATAATTTTGTAAATTTTCATTATACGTATTAATAAATTTTTTTTAGCAATTGAACTTTCCATTTCATTATTAAAATTATTATCTTGTATTTTAATTAACTTATCATATTCGGGTAAATTATAAAGAAATTCCTTTAGTTCTTCATTGTCATAATAAGCATATTTAGACATTTCATTAGCGGTTGGTGCTCTTTTTAGAATATATCTAAAAATTGCTATAACATCATATTCGGTTAATTTAATTTTTTTATTAGGATTATTTGGTAATAAATTATCATCAATTAAATCTTCTATACTACTATAATCAGCTGTAGAAACAGCAAAATTTTCAGTATTATTAGTATTAAATATTAAAAATATAAATACCAAAAAAATCAGCATAATTATGATTGCAATATAAATTCTCATTCTATTATTAAATAATTATAATATTTGTTTATAGAATAAAAATATGGGAATTTATTTTAAACAATTTTATGAGGATAATATAAAAATAAATTCACAATTTGGATTTTATGCAGGTGTTAGAAATAAACGTACATTGGCTCATTTTACTAATGTATTAAGTGAAGACTATCAAAATAAATTATATAAACTTTATTTAAAATATAAAAAATTTGCAGATTATGATATTGAATTAAAACAAAATTTAGATTTTATTTATAATCGAAAATTATATAAATTTGATTTATATTTAATTATTGGTTCATATGATAATGAAATAACATTTTTTATAAATAAATCTAAACATGATTATCCTAAAAACCCCGGATATGATATTTCTAGAATGATAGATTTTCATGTTTATATTAAAACTATGATTAAAAAAATAAAAGAAGGACTTGCTTTAAATATAACAGTTCCTTATATAGTTTGTAGTAAATTTTTGAAAGATATTAAAGATTTAAAAGATTTTAATTATTTATATAAATTTATAAAAAAATATTATTTACCTAAATGTCGGCAAACAATTGGTTTATGTCATTTAAAAAATGGTAAAAAATTATATAAATTATTAGTAAATAATACATTAGGTATTAAAAAATCACCAGAAAGTATTCATAAATTAGGTCTAAAATTAATTAAAGACTGTAAATTAGAAAAAAATCCTGATGATAATTATAAATCGCGCGAAGAGTTTTTAGATAATTGTAAAAATGCAGCAAAATTTGTATATGATGAAATAATTGATAAATATTTTAATTATAAACCTGATAAACAATTTGAAATTAATGTTGTTCCAAAAGAATTAGAAAGTTCATCTGGACTTGCTTTTTATGATCCTGGTAATAATAAAATTTTTATTAATTTATATTTTTATAATGAATGTACTAAATCATCCTTATATTCATTATTTATACATGAATGTATGCACCAGTATCATTATAGTTATATGAAACATTATAAATTAGAAAAATATCAAATATTTGGTTATGAAAACTTAGCATTTATAGAAGGGTTCGCTCATTATATGGAAATATATGTTCCAAATTACAATGATAATACAAATGAATATACTATTCTTAGAAAATTAAGATTAGTTGTTGATACTGGAATAAATTATTATGGATGGAATTACAATAAAGCATTAGAAACTATGAATAAATATTTACCGCATCGTGAAAAAGATAATATTAGCGAAATTCATAGATATATTTCAATCCCAACACAAGCATTATGTTATACAATAGGAAAATATGAGATCATTAAATTAAGAGATAGGTTTTTAAAAGAAAAAAGAGGAAGTATTAAAGATTTTCATCATAAATTATTAATAAATGGAGCTGTTTCTTTTATATATTTAGAAAAAATATTATTTATGTAATATAGATATAAATTTTTTATGAGTAAAATTACAAAACATAACACTAGATCATTACGAACTATTAAACCATATAATGATATGCATATTAATAGTGATATTAAAAGAAAAATAGATATTTTTTCTAAAAATAAAGAATTGTTTAACGAAATTCAATTATTAAATATTAAAGATGAATCATTTTATACTAAATATACTGAGTTATTTATTAATATTAATAAATTTATTACAGATACAGTTTTAAAGAATAAATTTAAAAATTTATTACAAAATAAATTTATCAAAAATAGTTTATATATAAATACTAAAATATTAAAACAAAAAGAACAACAATTTAATTATAAAAAACAAGAATATGAAAAAATGTTTGATTTAATTAAACCAGAATCGGAATATTTTCAACAAGAATATGATATTATATTAAATGCTATTATTTCATGTAAAGAAAATGGGAGTATTAATAATAGTAAATATGATTTAGATTTATATAGATTAAATGATATCAAAAATAGTCATGATGTTTTATTAAAACAAAAAAAAATTCAAGAAAAACAAATATCAATATTTGAATGTTCTACAGTATTTACAATACCACAATTTACTGATACATGTTGGTTTAATACAATATTGACAACAATTTTATATAGTCAGTATTCGCGAGAATTATTATTAAATGATGATAAATTTGAGATAGAACAACATACAAATGTTTTTTATAATATAATAAATACAATATTGAAATATAATTATAAAAATTCTATAAATACATTACGTTTATTTAATTTATATTTTAAACCAGAGAATTTAATACAATTATTAGTATCTAATTATAATTTAAATATTAATCCAACATCTTCTTTTTATCCTCAGTGTTTTTTACCATTTTTTATTAAAATATTAGGAAAAACATATATATCATTAGATTATTCACATGATATTTCAAAAGGTTATTTTAGTAATTATAATATTACTAAATTTATTTATAATTATAAACAAGATGTAAGAAAATATTTTACAGAATTACAATTATGGGATTCATTAATTCAAGAAAGTAAATCATTATATAATCCAGATTATATAATAATAACAATTGATGGTGATTATGATAATTTTTTTGATGATACTATAAACAATTTAATACAAACATATGGTATAGATGTTGCATCTCAATATGTTAACAATAATATTACTATTTTTGATACAAATAAAAAAATAATGGAAGAAATTAATTATTATGGCAATAAATATATACTAGATTCATGTATTTTAGGCAATTATAACGCAGCTGATACAACAACAAATAATTTAGGAGGACATGTAATTGCTGGTATAAGATGCAAAGATCAAAAATTTGTATATGATAGTCGTATATTTAATTATATTTATGATAGTGGAATTCAAGAGTTTTTTTCTTGCCCTGTAATTAATCATGATTGGGATGTTAATAATGATGATATAGCATTTAGATCAGATGAAAAAAATTGTACTTTAACACAAATTGATAGTAAAAAATCATTAATAAATGATTTTTCATTTTCATTTGGTAAAGGTTTAAGAGTTTTAATTTATGTTAAACAAAAAGTACCCCTTCTTGGTGGTATAAATTATAATAAATTATTTAATTCTATATTATATTCAATATTATTTAGTGATTATTCGCGTAATTATTTATTATTAAAAATAAATAAAATAAAAGATAAAAGATTATCAAATATAATTAACAAAATAATCAAAAATAAAATAATATCGAGACATGATGCAAAATCATATTATGATTGTTTAATGACATATATTAAATCAAATAATCCAATAAAAGAATTATCTCAATTTATAAAAATTATTAATAAATCATCACTTATATTATATAAAAAAAGAGAATCAGATGATATTTTTTTATCTAAATTAATAAATATTAATTATATACCTGATTATTTATTAATTTATGAAAGTAAAGAAATAAAAGAAATAATTAAATTTAAAGATATAAAGCTCCAAGGTAAATTTGCAATTTTAAATGGAAAAAAATATATATTAGATTCATGTATAATTATAGATGATGATATAAAATCTGGAATAACAATTAAAAACACAAAATATGTATATAATGGTTTATCTGCATTAAATGCTGGTAATATTGAAATAAATAAATATAATTGGATAAAAGATGATAATTCAAATAAAATTTTAATTTATGTATTACAAAAATAATTAATTAATATAGATATATAAATGGATGCGATTAATTTTTGCAATAAAGTAGTTACAATACCTCAAACAGGCGGTACTTGTTGGTTTACAGCAATATTGATGTCGTTGTTATATAGTCAGCATTCGCGTAAATTATTATATACTCATTTTGAAAAAAATAAACAAACAGATGGTTTACATTATATATTCGATGAAATTTTAAAATCATATTATTTAAATTCAAAAAAAACACGCGATTTTTATATGAAATATACAAATGAATATATTTTAGATCATGTTGGTATATATGAACCCAGAGTTCTTAATGATATGAAAACAAATGGCGCATATCCATATATTTTTTTGCCTAAGCTTATAAGAAAAATAGGTAAATCGTGTTTAACACTTGATTATTATAATAAAAACTTTTATGTTGGAATTAACGAACAATTACATCATAATTTAGATAGTTATGGAAGATTAATGTTATTTAATCAGTTAGAACATTATGGTATTCCAGATCCAGGTAAATTTGTATATGATATAAAAAATAATATTGAAAATATTTCTTATAGTCCAGATTATATTTGCGTAAATATGTGGGATAATGCTCTTGAAAATGGTAAAAAACCTTTATATACATCATATTTAGATAGAGCTATCCATACGCCTCAAATAGCGCATGCAATAAAATTGGTAAATTATAATGTAGATTTTGATAGAAAATTATATGAATTAAGAAATGAAATTACTTATAATGGCGAAACATATAAATTAAATTCATGTATCTTATGTAATTATAATCAATTACCGGTAGCACATGCTATTGCTGGTGTTTTATGTAAAAATACTAGATATGTTTATAATGGATGGACTCAAACAACCGTTGATCCAGCAATGCAACAAATAAATGGAGAAGCAAATAATTTACCTTGTTTTTTAATGAAATATGATTGGAATATTAATAATCCAAATGAAAAATTTTGTTTAAATCCAAGAGCTTGTTCTTTAGATAAAATAGAATTTACAAGACAAGATTTATGTTTTTCTTTTGGAAAAGGTTTACGAATATTATTATATGTTAAGGATACTTCTACCAGATCTATTGATAGAAATTTAGAATCATCTGTTAAACAAGATTCATCAAATATGTATAATACACTAGGTAGTTCAAAAAGAAAATCAAAAGACGCAAAATTATATTTCTTTAAACCAAAAGAATATAACTACAGTTCACCATCAATAAAAAGTGAGAAAAAATCTGAATCTATTGATGTTAAAAAGAAAAATAATGAAAAAATTAAAGAATTATTAGAAATAAATAAAAAATTATTATTATCGAATAAAAAAATACGTTCAGAAATAAAAGAATTACAATTAAAAATTAAATTATTATAAATTTATACATAAACTATTAAATAAGAATTTGAAGATTTTAGTACATTCTCAATTATATCATTTGATATCTCATTTACAACATTATCATCATACATTATAAATTTTTTTAATTCTTTATTAATATTTATAGCATTATAATGACCTCCTTCTAAACTACCATGATGAAATCCAATACCATTTAATAAATAATCTTTTTGAAAATTGAGTTTAATATTAGTGGTTATATATTTATTATTTTTTTGAAAACGATTTAATGAAATAAATAATATTTCAGGCGATTTCCATACAATAGTTTTCTTATTATAAGAACAATTTTTATTGCATTTATCACACAACCACTCATCTTTACCTCTAGTTTCATTTGAAAATTGAGTATTTAGTAATTCATGTATTGTATTGTCATCATTCACATCTAATGCTATATAAATAAATGGTTCAAAATTACGATTTATATGTCCGCATTCTAAACATTCAATTGAATGTAAATAAGATCCTTGTAGTAAATCTAAAATAGGACTTTTTTTGAATTCATTATGTTTTGCTATTTTATATGCATGTTCTTCAAAAATATTTTTATATTCAGGATTATAATTTATTATTTCTGATATTTCATCATGTATTTTTTGTATAATAAATAAATATATTTCACATATATCATTTTGCTCGAAACGTCTAAAAATATCTTTAAAAACATTATAAAAATTATGTATGAATCTAGCAGGATGTACTGAATTATTTGAGGAATCAAGAACTTTGAATAAATCTTTTAACTCATATGTAATTGTTCCTTCAGGAGTATCTGAATTTAATATAACTGTTTTTAATTTATCACATCTATAAATTAACTGTATAAAACTATTAATAGCACAAGTAGAACCAAGATTATTTAATCCTTGCATTATTTTACTTATTTTATTATTTAAAAATTGATTTTATATATTTATTTAAAGAGTTCATAAATGTCTTGTATTGTATATAAATTTACTAATTGTGATAATTTTTATACTGAAAAAAATTTATTACCTAAAATAAGTCTTGTTATGAAAACGTTCAATGACTATGATGAAAATAATTATTTAATTTGTAATGGACCTATAATTAGTAAAGAAGATAGGTATAATTTTAATTTAGAAATATATAATAATATTCACGAGCAATATTTAAAATATTATCAAGAAAATAATAATATAAAAATAATAATATACGCACCAGACAATGATAGTTATAAATGGTGTAAACAATTTTTAAAATTTTTTAATGTATTTTATTATACAATTAAATTTGATATTAATACGCATTTAAATGAAGAATTAAAAATTTCAGATAGATTATAGTAAATTAATATTATAAGTATTGTTATTATTTATATAATAAAATCCATCTATTTTTATATTATATTTAGATTTAAGGAATGGAATAATAAAATCTTTAAATAAATTATTCATTTTGAGTTGATAATTTTTATATGTTTTAGAAGTACAAACTCCCAAATTTTTATAATTAATAAATTTAACACATATATTATATAAAACATCTTTTAATTTATTTTTTTGTATTTCTGTGAAAAAAGTGCTTGTATATATCATATTCCATATTGTTTGGATATTACTGATTTCATTCATATTTATTAATATGAGTTTTTTTGAAATAAACATAACCCATAAATATTCTTTGCTATTTAATTTTATTTTTGAATTTTTATACATTGTTCTATATATTAAACATTAATTTTTCCATTTATGACCGCAAATAATACAGTTATAGAATTGTGTGATTGCTTCATCACCACTTCTCGTTTGTAATTCATAATATGAGATCTTATTATTTTTACATTTACCACATTTAATTGTATCAGTCATAGATACTTGTTTAATTTCATAAGCCGCCTTGAATTTAAGTTTTTGTTTTTCAATAATTGCTTCCCATCTTTCTGGAAAAATTTCTTCACAACTCATGTAAGGAAGTTTATGAGGAACAAACTCTTTATTTTTTAAACGCTCAATTAGTTCTTTATTTTTTACATATGTATCTTTGTTTAAATTTGAATAAATTGAACGAGCAATATTAAGATAACTATCTGTGAATAAATCACTAGCCCATGAAAGTGGAATTTTTAGCGAATTTGCATAATCAATAGTTGAATTAAATATGCCAATTTCTAAATCAGTTGCTTCTAATTCTTCTAATTTAATATCATTAATAAGTAATTCTCGTAATTTATTGCGAATTTCATGTTTATTATTAGTATTTGAAGTAGTAGTCATTATGAAATATTGTTAAATAGATATATGTCATTTTTTTTATATAATACAAAAATAAAAAAAATGATTATTTTTATTTAAAGATTTATCAGATAGATATAATAAATAACAATGAGTTCACCAATCTTACCCAAAAATGTAGATGTATCAAAATTCAAATTTTCTGAAATGAAAACATTGTCATCTGGGTCAAAAAGTATTTATGTAAATTATGGATCACAAAAACTTCGTATTCAAACTCCTGTAATGTATATGCCTTATGGTATTGGAGAAGGATATGAAGATAAAAATGCTAAATTGACTGATCCTAAAAAACCAAAGAAATATGATCTAACTATTTCATTCAAAGGTGTTGAGGAAAATCCAAAGATTCAATCATTCCTTGACAAAATGAAAGAAATCGAACAAGAAATTATTGACAAAGCATTTGATAACCGCGAGCCGTGGTTTAAGGATGATTATGATGGAAACAAAGCATTCGTTGCTCGTATGTTTTCTCCAATGATTAAAATTGATAAAGATCAAAAGACTGGAAAGCCAGTTGGTAAATATCCTCCTACATTCAAAGCTAAGTTTCCTTATGATGAGGTAAATGACAAATTTACATTTGATGCTCTTGATATGGAGAATAATGATATTGAATTCAAGGATATTATGACAAAACTCAAAGGTGGTAAAACACAACTTATTATTGAAATGACTGGAATCTGGATTGCAGGTGGAAAATATGGATTAACTTGGAAAATTGTATCAGGTAAATTCCAACTTTCATCAAGCAATAAGATTACATTTATTGAAGATAGTGATACTGAAAAAGCTGTTAAAGAAGAAGAGGATGAGGACGATGAAGAAGAATCGCTCACACCAAGACTTGAAAGTGTTAAGTTAGAAACTACAATTGCAAATAGTGATGATGAAGAAAACAGCGATCCTGAATCAGCTCAACAAGATCAAGAACAAACTAAGGAAGAACCTGTTAAAACTACAAGAGGAAGAAAAACAACTAAAAAATAAATAAAATAACTGCTATAATACTAGCCATAATTATTTTTGCTAGTATGGTTGGTTCATTTTTGTCATTTAATAATAATATCCAATTATTAAATATTGTATTAAGAAATTGAAAAGCATAATTATTAGTTAATAATAAATATGAAACAAATCCTATTAATGCCGTTTTAAGCTTCATAGTATATAAAAATTCTGGCATTTTCTTCTTTTTTTCTTCGTTATTCATTATTCATTATATTAATGAAATATAAAATTTCCATAGTATTACTAATTAAATTACTAGCATTGAATGTCATTTGTTCTATAGTAATTAAATTGGGAGTTTCTACATCGACCATCCAATCTGGTATATTATTATAAAAATCATCATTGTGTAAAGCAATCGATTTTATAAAATTACAACATAACATAAAACGTTCATTGCCATTTTCAAATAATCTAATTATTTCTCTTGCAAAATCATAAAATATATTATTATCAGTTATATTGACAAAATATTCATTTGATTCTTCGTTATTACGTGAAACTAATTTAAATGTTTTTATTATATCTTTAATTTGAATAGATGTTAATTTTAAAAACCAACGTGTATCATTATAAAAACCAATCTTCTCAATTATTTGAGATACATCTGTATATGCTTGATGTATTGAACTCCATTCAAATCTATTAATCTTATTATGAGGATTTAATTTAAAATAATTTATAAAATCATTTAAATTTTTAATAATATTATCAGGTATTTCTTGTTTTGTATATGGATTCCATTTTCCGTTTGTATCAATGAAGTATTTTAATTCAGTTGCTATAAAGAAATAGTTTGTATTATTTTCATGATAAATAAACAACTTCTTTTTGTCTATATCATTAATATTATCCATAGTAAAAGGATCTTCCGTATTATTTAAAATAATTTTACTATTAAAAACATGTTTTTTTAGTTTATTATAAATAAAAAAATTATTTAATTTATTAATTTTATCAAGACTTTCTTTTTCAATCAAATAAGTTCTTAAATTTAATTGAAAAATACTATCAACTACGTCATTTGTTTTTTTTAAATTTTTATAATGAGATAATAAAACCTTATTACTTGAAAATAATGTTTTTAAACACGCCTTAAATATAAATTCTTTTGTGTAAATATCATTTGAATTATAAATATACTTAAAAATATTATACAATTCACATGAATTTATATCATTTCTTCCAATTGCTTTATTTATAATATCATAAATAACATTATAATTATTACTATGAATAGCGCAATAATTATTATATTTAGAAGTAAAACAACAAGATTTACAATTGTTATTTTTTCTATATATACAAAAATTCATTTATATTTTATATTAATATTATAATATAATCATTAAATAACTTCTGGTATTAATATTCCAGCATTTATATACGCATAATAGTCATAATACTTGCCGTTTAATTCAACGTATTTAATACCTTTTATTAATACTACACGACCTTTGCCTTTTCTATCAACTTGATAATTACGATGTTTCATTATTTTATAGTCATGACTAATATCACTTGTATATGCTAAATCATTATTATTTACTCCAATAGCCCATCTATAACATCTGAATGTGTTTGTTAGTGGCTTATTTTGTTTAGAATTTATAACACAATCAAATGAAGCACTCTTTAACATATTCAAGAATTTATTAATAATAGCTTTCTTCTTTTCAGCTGTTTGCAAAATATGCTCGTCTGTTGTTAATCCTCTATCATTCTTTTCAATTTGGAAATCACTTTCTCTTTGTTTTTTAGTTAATCTCATAATATAACTAAATACTTGGACGTTTCTTTTTTCAACTGGTAATGCTTGATGAGAACATGAACGTACTGCGCGACCAATAACCTGTTCTATACGCACATTATTCCAGAAAGGTTCAACTAATAATACACGTCTTACATTTTTTAATGAAATACCTTCTGCACCACTTTGAGTAATACAGAAAATTTTAACTAATTTACCGTTTAATTGATCTGAATCGTCTGGTAATAATTTACGCATTTCATTTGTAATATTTTTGAAATCTCCATTGAATAAATTCATTAATAAACGCGTTTTATCTTTATCTTGATCGAAAATTATATATCTTTTATTGTCATATTTAGGATCAAATATATCATCATCTGTAAAATAATATTCATTTTCAATTTTCTTTAATGAAACTTGTTTATAACCTTGGCGATTTAATACTTCCGCTAATATTCCTAAACCTTCTACTGAACGGAATGAAGAATATATTAGAACTGAACCAGGTGATTCTTCTACATCTGTAATTATTTTAGCAAATTTAGGACTGTGATGATTTTTAAGATTATCATAGTCTAATGCATCACTTTCATATAATTTATTTAACATTTCCTCTAATTGAGTATCATATTCATCTTTTGCTTTTATTTCTTTTTTATCTTCAATATCATCATCACTGCTGTCGCCTTCATTATTCATTTTTATTAATTTTTTAATATCTTTAGGATATACACGTTTTATATCTTCTGGAAAACTAAAATTACAAACTGCACGAGTAAAAGCACGATAAACAGAATTATTTTCAGCAAATAGTCCATTACCTTTCTTTTTATTTAAGTCTTGTTTAATTTCGTAATTTCTAGCTTCAACATAATTTTTAAATTGAGTATCCGTCATATTTAAATAATTAATTACAGGAGGTAATACAGTTGGGAATAATTCACTGCCACTTATACTATAATAACTGACTGTTCCTAATATACGCCGAATAAATAAATCATCATTTTTAACAACGGGATTATCTTCATCTGTAGTATCAAGAAAAAATCGATTAAATCCATCTTTATTATTTGGCAAAGCACTAAATTGATTAGTAGAAAATCTAACGCCTATTTTAACACCTTTAATTTGATTTATTTTACTTATAATATTTTCAATTAATTTATTACTACTTACACCCCAATTATCTTTATAAATCATGTTATTTTCATCTCTTTTAAAACCTTTTGGTAATAATGTTATTTGTATTTTACGATTTTCATTATCAACATTATATTCATCAATAAAAACATCTAATTTATTTTTTATTAAAACATTTTTAAAATCGTCCATTGGTATTATTGATGATGTTTTTGTATAATTTAAATCATATACTGACATATATCCACGTATTAAATTTATTAAAGTTGCAATTTCATAAGGATTATTAATCATTGGAGTACCTGATAATAATAATATTTTGGCATCAACAGCATTCATTAAATGCGAATAAACAGTTCTTGCTAATACACTACCATTTACAACTCTACTAATAAAATTATGTATTTCATCAATAATAATAAATGAATTGTCAAATGGTGATGAACCTAAGCTTTTTATTAATTTAGTTGATAAACCATTATAACTTATAAAAGTATAACGATTTTTAATAATATGTGAAGTAGTCATACTAATATTAAATTTATCTTCGTCATCTGGTTTGGTTTTTATAATAATAGATTCGGGAACATCGCTTTCATATAAAGGAACCCATACTAATCCATCTTTCTTAATTAATTTATCAGTTATTGCATATTTTTTTTCTAAAACATCTAATGATGCTTTATTCTTTTTTGAAATTTTTATTTGAGTCCAATCTTTTTTTAAATTAAGTCCAATTGAACTTATTTTTAAAATTTCATTCTCATAATTTACAGCTAATGAAGCAGGACTTAAAACAAAAATCTTCTTTTTTTCTATATAACCTTCTGCTGCCGCAATTGATGCACCTGACTTACCTGAACCTAATTCATGATATAATAATGCACCTCTATATGGACTGTCAAATTGTATATAATCTTTTATTAATTTTTGTTGAGGATATAGATTTATAGTATTTTCATCTTTTTCATAACATACACCATCATCACAATCACATGCTGGTTTTTTTAAGAAACTATCATATTTACTTGGTTTAAAATCTTTGTAAATTTTTTCATTATAACCAATACGATTAGGCATTAACCATTCATTTGGTTTAACTTCGTTTTGCATTTTCTATTATTATATAAATATAAATATATATATATTAATGATAATGGTTGAAATAATTATTGATAATCGCGAAGTTGATTTATATAATAATATAATTGAACGCGATTTAGATAAATATAAAGATAAAATCAAAATTACAAAAGAACAATTAGAATTAGGCGATATTCTTATAAAATTTGATGATATTGTTTATGTTTATGAAAGAAAAACTATGAATGATTTATTGAGTTCTATTAAAGATGGTAGATATAAAGAACAAAAATCAAGACTTATATCAAATTATCAAAATATTAATTATATTATTGAAGGTACTGATATAATTGCATCAAATAACAGTCATAGTCAGCAAATATTAACAAGTGTATATTATCATTCGATGTATAGAGATAATATTAATGTTTTATTTACTAAAAATGTAAAAGAAACTGCAACATTAATATTATTGATTACTACTAAAATTGTAGATAAACCTGAAAATTTTAAAATAGAACAAAAAGGAATAAATAAAGACCAAACTGTTGAATATATTGATATTTGTAAAATTAAATCAAAAAAAATAGATAATATTGATAAAGAAACATGTTATTTATTACAATTATCACAAATTCCAAATATATCTAAGCAATTAGCTAAGAATATCAAGGATGTTTATCCTAATCTAAAATCATTGTTGGCAATTTTAGAAGATGAAAAAAGAATTGAATTATTGATGAAAATACCTGGTATTGGCTCAAATAAAGCTAATAAGATTGTTGAATATTTATACGATCATTGAATTCCATTTTAATTTATAATATTTTAAATTTTTTTTTTTCATATATCTATTGGAAGTAGTACATAGATATACAACAAATGCTGAAACTATTAATACACCTCCGATAATCATTTTATTTATTATAATAAAAAATATTCTTATATCACATAAAGGATTTAAACCCTTTTATGTAAATAAAAGTTTTTTGTTTGTAAATGAACGATCAGTGTCAATGCTAACATATCTTTCAAAATAGTCTTTGGATCAATAGGTGGTAGTTTCATATTACACCAACCGAAAAGAAAAATGAGACAAGACTATTATAAAAAAATAATAATTTTGTTATTTATTTTTTCTATTGATGTAAATGATCGCATTAAAGCGACTAACTACAATTTGACGGTTCTGTTAAAACGGTTTGTAGTTTTTGTAAATCAACTCCTCTTTTATATCTTTCTGGTCGTTCATTATATTCCATATAATAATTAAACACTTTTTGAATATTTTTACAACCATTTTTATCACGATTGATACAACCATTCCGTTTATTTTCCATTTTATATGTTAGGATAGAATGCATCTTTCGTTCTTTATTTTTCTTATCAGGTAGATAAAGGTTTTTACATAGTTCTTCCGTCCTGTAATTTAGACAAGAAGTTCTATATTCATCAATATCATAAACCTTAAAACGCTCTTGTAATTTTCTCTTTAATGATAGATTGGGTGTAGAAATAAAGTTTTTCATTTGCTTACCAATACTCCAATCGCCAATTATAATAATACTATCTTTTGTATATGTCTTTTCAATTTTATTAAGCATATTATCTTCTGTTCGTTTTTTATTTATAAAAGCATACCATCTGTATTGTCTAAACTTATTATTTTGATATAACTTATATAATACTTCATTAGTGTTTATTTTTTTTGTTATAAATTCTCTATATTTATTTATAATACAACTTTTAGAATTATATGACGATAGTTCATTATCTTTTGATGTAATTTCTAATTCATCTCTATATTTTTTTAGAATGTTTTGATATTTTAGTCTTTTTGTTTCATTTACTCTTTGCTTATTAGTATAAGAGTAAAACTTACCATCATCATTCATCATAGTAAATAAACTTCTTTTACCAGGGTCAATAAAAATATGATTTCCTTCTAATTCTTCTTTTTCAACATCATCAATATAAGAAAACTCTTGTATTTTTTCAACCTTTTTAGGTTTATCCTTTTGTTTTAATTTATTTAACTCTTTCTTTTCATCTTGTAATATTTTTTTAGAGAGTTTCTTTTTTTCTTTATCTTCATCAGTCAATTCTCTTGCATCCTTTCGCCCTTTCTTCATCTTTTCCTTTTTGATTTTTTCACCTTCAATATAATCATTATGAATAAATCTTAAAGAAGTTGCATAACCATCAGTAATAATAGTATTATCAAACTTATAATCTTTTATTCTTTGAGTTATATTAAAGAACTTGTCCCATAAGAACTCTTTATTAAGTTCTATATTGTCTAAATACTCCTTTTTCCCTTTATCTACTAATAATTCTATTATTGATTTAGTATCCATTTGAATATGATTAGGAATTATAGATGATTGTAATGGAAAGAATTGATACATTTTACCCTCTATTTTTTCTAATTTAATATTCATAAAAATCATGTATTTAAGATACTTTTGAGGTGTTGCTTTAACATCATAATAATAACTAACTTCAAAATTTTCAGGAACTATCTTATAACGATATTCATTTATCCAATTATGGAACTTAACATTAGATTTTAAAGAGCCATTTAATATATCATTTTTAACAACATATAAATCTTTGAATAATTGTTTTTTAAAGTCTTTATTAGTAATTTCATTTTTGTATAAGACATTGAAGTAAGAATTTATAAAACGATTTACATAATCAAAAAAATGCATTTTAATATTGGTTTCAATAGAAGTAAGAATAGTAATAGCATAATAATCTAAAATAGAAGATAAATTATTACCATCTTCTAATGTAAAATTATGTAAGTTTTTAAATTCATTTAATAGTAGCAGATTATTATTTTTAGGTTTAGGACCACGAGATGGTAATAGAATTGATTTCATAGACATTTTAATAGTATTTTCATCAATTAAAGGAATATCAATACCATTATGATATTTATCTAAACACCATAATCTTAATAACAAACTTGTTTTAGTTGTAATATAATTCGTTCTATAAACTGCATCTTGAATGGTATTAAATATTTTTTGATTTTCTTCATTTTTATTTAGAATAGAAGTAATAGGTAATTTAATACACTTATATTTGTCAGGTGGTTTTTTCATTATGTATAATTCTATATAGTATATATTTAATTGTCCTTATATAGTTTTTATAGAAGTAAAATAAAAAATGATATAAATTATAAAGAATTTACAAAGTTATCAAACAAATGACATTTGAATTAAGTACAAGAGAATATAACAGATCACCTTCGCCAATTCCAACAGACGAAGAAAGACTAATCTTTAAAAAAAATGAAGAAAATCTGAGAATAAAAATAAACGAAGAATTAATAAAAATTCCAAAAAAAGAGCAAAAAATTTAAATATATATATGTTAAAAAATTAAATAATGATTATATAGAACAAACAATATATGTTAAAATATTAAAGAATACTGAAAAATTTCATATATCTTTTCCAAATGAGAAAGATTTTGAAAAATTTAATCCTCAAAAACATTATGAAAATTATAACAAATATATAGATTATTTTCAAGATATTTGGTTAAATTTTGATTATAGTTTATTTGATGATAAAATATATTTACAAGTATCTTATAATAACAAGGATATAGTTAAAAAATTAGGTGCTAAATGGGATGTTAATAAAAAATTATGGTATTCTCCTGATAATACATATATTAATTTATTAAATCAATTTAATTAGTTAGAATATATACATAATTAAATTCATCATATTTAATTTTATAATTAGCTTTTTTTAATACCGATATAATATATTGAATATTATTAGGTTTTGTATTACAATCATAACTACCAACATTTCCAACTTTAAAATTATTTTTAATTTCTAAAATAATATTATCATCAAATAATAAATTATCATCAAAAATGCATATATATTTAGTAAAATACTCTTCCTTATCTTTGTTGTGATTACTTTTACAGAAATTTATTATATCATTTATAATGTTTTGTTGCTTATTGTTAAATTTCATAATATAACTTATGATATTTTAATAAAATATCATAATCATTTTTTATATAACTTCTTTCAACTTATTCTTCTTATTTAAATAAGCTGTTCTTCTATATTCTTTTAATTTATCAGGGTTTTCTTCTTTTAATTTTTTTAGATAATTTGCACCACCTTCTTTTACTTTTTCTTTATTTTTTTCATAATATCTTTTATGAGTATTACCATAAGTATATTTTTTTAATTGCTCCTTTAATTCAATAATTTCATTTTTAAGTTTCTCATTTTCTGCTACCAGATTAGTAATATCCATAATGTTATATATTATTATGTGATTTATTTTTAAGTAAATTTATATAATAAGAGAATGGCAGAACAGCATAGCAAAGATTATAAATTAACCGCTGTAAAATATTATTTAACACATAATAAAACTATGATAGATGTATGTAATAAAATATTTAATTGCAAATATCAATATTTATCTAAATGGAAAATAAAGTATAATAAGGATGGTAATATTGATAAAAAATAAGAGAAAATAAACCTTTAAAAATAACTCCTGAAATAACAACATTTATTAAACAATATGTTAAATTATATCCTACAATTACATTATGGGAATTTTCTAAATTGATAAATGACAAATATAAGGTAAAATTATCAGATCATTCAATATATAATATATTAAAATCAAATAAAATCACAAGAAAAAAATTAAGAAGTAAATACTATCCTGAAAAGAAAGAAGGACAAGAAAAAGAAGATTTATAAGTTTTTTATAATAAATTAAAAAAGTTTAGTTATGATAAAACGATTTGTTTAGATGAAACTTCTATTTATCTAAATATGAAACCATCTTACGGAAGAAGTAAAACAGGTACAAGAGTAATAGATAAAACTTATAAGTATCCTTATAAAAGATATAATTTATTATTTGCTATTAGTGCTGATAAAATAATTGATTATGTATTATATAAAGACATAAAAGGTGGGTTAAAAACTACCAATATTATAGAGTTTTATAATAACAGTATTAAAGATAAATATAAAAATTATTTAATTATTATGGATAATGCTGTTATACATAGGTCAAAAATAATAAGACAAATAATAGAAGAAAGTAATAATGATTTATTATATAGCGTACCACATCATCCAGAAACAAATGCAATAGAAGATTTTTTTAGTCAATTAAAACATTATATCAAAAAAAAAAGTCCAAATACATACGAAGATATAGAAAGAGTAATAAAAGATATAATAACGACCAAAATAAAGAGAGAGCATTTAACAAATTACCTAAAACATAGTTTTAAGATATATAAAAATAAATAATCTTGTCTCATTTTTCTTTTCGGTCGGTGTAATTATTTATAATAATTAAAAAATCAATTTTTATATTATTAAAAAACAATAAACCCTTCTTTATGCATAAAATAATAAGCTATACATAGTGCACCAATTATATTAAAATATGCATGATATGTTTTCATATTACATGGAGAATCAAAAGCAAGAATATATATATGACTTAAAAATACAATACAAATGCCAATATAATATGATATTAAATGAATATCCATGGTCTATTATAGATAATAGATAAAAATATATATTTATTTAAGAGTTTTAATAAAATCTTTCATATTTTTAGTTCCCATACTTGAATTGCAATTTTGACAAATTGGTTTTAAATTAGATACAATAGTTTCACCACCATTATATTCTGCAATAATATGACCGCAATTAAAAGACATTTGAGTAATATCAGTAACTTGACAACACATACATTTAGACTTTCCAATTTCTTCACCAATATTGCTATTCCAAACTAACCTCTTAATCGTTGCTGAAATTGGTTTCTTTTTCTTTTTAATTTCAACTGTTTCTTTCTTAGATACTTCTCTTACAGGTTCAGTATTCTTAGGTGCTTCTTTCTTAATTTCATTAGAAATTTTATTTATTTCCTTATTAATTATATGATACGTATTTACAATATTATCAATATTTTTTAAAATTTCATTTAATTCTAAATAGAAATTTATGTGTTGAATATCTAAAACACAACATTTATTTATAAAATCATTTACATTATCAAATGTATTAAAAGGAGATTCTTTAAATGGATTAAATAATCTTGTAAAATAATATTGTTTTAATTTAATACCAGACATATAACTATTATAAAAATTTTCAAATTGTTTATCTGTTTTATTATAAATAATATCAAATAATAATTTCATTGTTGTAATTTTTATATTATTATATTTTATATCAGGGCTATCAATTTTTAATGATTTTTCATTTCTCAATAAATTCATATAATTTGAATTAACTTTTTGACATAATAAATTATCAATCATAATTATTATTTAATAATTAATAAACTAATATCATTTTTTTAAATTACAAAAATATATGATTTTATTTTAATTCTTCTCTTACTTTTTCTAAATAATGACATCTTATTGGATATTTCATTCTTGGAAAAGTATGCCATAATTGACAATTATTTGTTTTTAATAATATATCACGACATATATCACAAGCCTTAAATTTTTCTAATACAATTTCATACATAATATTATTTTTAATTTTATTCCATTCTGTTATTTGTTCTTTGTTTAAAATAACTAATTTTCTATTTTTTCTTGCTATTTTACCATCTCCTAAACCTATTTCATGCTTACTATCAATTGTAAATTTAAATCCTTCTTCTTGATTTGCTAATAAAATTTTAGCACCTTGAAAAGCATGTTCTATAGTTCTATAACTATTACCATTATAGATAAATTCATAATCATGAAAATTTGATAAATACCTTCTAAAATTTTTAATTTTATTTAATTCTAAATATTCATCAGGATTATTAATAAATTCATTCTTATTTTTTCCAATTTCATTATTTTTTGAAC